ACCTAAAATACCGCTACGTCGCCGGAAACCGGAACACGATCGAGAATTATCGCCAAATTTGCAAAGCATCTGCAATTATCCTATCTGGGTGCAAAGACCCCCAAACAAGCGCCGACGCATTTTTCAAAGACGAAGGGTGGTCTGGGGCGATGACCAAATACCTCCTTGAAGTCCTCCGGGAAGCAGAGTACAATATCACCTGTTACAATATTTTACGAAAACTCCAGGCAAAGCTCCGAGCGAACAAGTACACCCAAATCCCCCAACTCACCTGCAGCCACCCGGTGTCCGGGGCTACTATTTTTTCCGCCCACAACGAACCGGGCGTAGCAGCCTATGTGACGACGTGAGCCTATTCTATTTCTTAACTCGGAGTCCAAGTTGAGCAAAAACTTTTCCAACATTGGAGGCAGAAACTGCACAGACGCCAAATGTTTGGTCAATAATTTGTGGGTATATGCTTTGTGTCTCCGAAGTCCTACGTATCCGTTTCGCAATACTATCATTCTTTTCAAGGGTTTGCCCCTCTTTTGAAGTGTCTAGCGAACCAAGAGGGATAAAATCCATAAAAGGGACCGGACACATGTCTTCCTTGATAATTTCTATAGTCTGGTGATGCTGAGGCAGTTTATTAAGATCGAGGGGAGTATGAATGATATCTTTGTTGCTTTTCATCCAATCGCGCAAGTTCGTAGTAGTATCGATCTCAGAATCGGCGCGATCGACATATGCATCCAAATCAATCAACTCATATAATCCTTCTGGCCACAGCCACGCACACCTAGAATCATTTTTATTAAAAATATTCATACAATGAGTAGGCAGCGAAATTTTCTCCCCCGTTGTTGCAAAAGTCAAGTTGATTGAATTGCACTCTAAATCGGTTTTACAAGAACCCGAAACCATCTCTCTCTCTTCTTTATTTGAGTTAATAAACAAACCAAACGCTATAATTATCACGACAAATCCTATTATCCATCCAGAATAAGAATTCCCCATCTATTTATATAAGCATAAAGAAATTTAGATTTTTTCACTTAGTGAAAAAACCTAAATATACAACATCTTTTACACCGACTGCAGTTTCCCAACGACCAGACGGCATCCGTCCCGAACCAACCCCGGAACTTCTTTCCAAACTCTGTAATGAGGAATACACTCAGGAAAGACCTGCGACGAATCGGCTAGACAGCACCAATTGAGCAAAAACCCTAAAACAAAATAAGATCCAAGAACGCTACCCAAAATAATAGTAAAAATCCACCCCCCCGAAAGTTGTCCGCCCAAAGAAGCCAGGACAACTTCATCCGCAGGGCAAAACTGGTCGCAATTAAAGGTAAACACCTCACTAATGCAAAAACTCGACCAAGTCGAGATACAGCAAAACTGGTCGACGGAACATACGCAATCCGAAACTTCTTGAACCGAGCATCCGGGCAAATTACGAATAGTCAAACAATCCCCACATTCAAATTGCCCTCGCGTAACCATAAGAAGCGGAATCAAAATCAAAATAGAAGTTTTAAAGACCATTTTTAAAACGAAGACTACTAAACTATGGTATTGCACTATTTAAAATGGAAATACTACCTCTCGATTTGACTCTTCTAATAAAAACATTTTTACCCTTACCTCATATAAACCAAGACTGTCCATCCCGACCCATTTTTTATAACCACACAGGCCCGTGGTGTGCCCACTGCGGTGGGTCAACTCCGCATCCGTTCCGCTACCCCCCCTACATAGACCGAATTAAACACGACGTAACGCCTTCATTCTTAAAAAAATGTTCAATATGCAACACGTTAATGTTTTTGCGGGATGCATATTGTGTTAACTGCGGCGAGTGGCTACCAAAAAGATTGGGAACTGAAAAAAGCATACATAGTTAAAGATGAATTAGTATTAATAAATTCAATGAACACCGGCGACCCCTCTTCTTTCCAAAATCTTATTTCTGTAAGCGATGCTGCTGCCATGTTTCGGCGTCCGATCCGGAAAAACCACCCGCCTCATACAGTAGCTAACAACACCCAAAACAATATTATGGTAGATATATGGAAAAAAGAACTTTTAGACAAAGTTGCTTCGAACGGAAAACTCCCCGCGGCTACCGTAACGCCTTTGTGGAATTTATACATCGGGGGAACCGAAATTCCATCGACCATAAAAAACTACCACCTCACCCCCCCCGTCGACGAAAAGCAGCTCCACTATTGGCGCGACTATTTCGAAAAAGCCGAAATAAAGGATTTGTGGGCTTTGGGGAAGCCAATGGTAGGGCTTGGTTGGGCTCTTATTCTCAAACACGTCCGCTACCACGACACGACCCACAAATACGAAGCCATTTACGAGGGGGGCGACACCCCGTACGACTGGTATTCCCGGTCGTTAGCCAAACGCGACCTATTCACCGAAACCGAACTTCCGTTTTGGTCTCTCCAACAGTTCCAGGACATCTTTGAAATGGTGACGTCGTTCCTTTCGTTCAGAACCGGACCCCAACAGTAACTTGGGACCTTGAAGTTCTGAAAGAATCGGGAAAACACCTCACGATAATTAGCCATCGCGTGAAATACGCCCGCTCGTCGACCACCCTTTCGGCTCTCTCGGTCCACCCGGAATATAGGTCTTTGGGCGACCAAAAAATAGAGCAGTCCGGCGAACTCAAAGGGTCGCCTGACCATCATCTGTGCCAGCGCAATCACATTCACCCTGTTCTTTTTTCAAAAATGACCACAAATCCTCATTTGCTTTTATCCATACATCGCCTCCACTTCCGCTAAGGACCCATACGGAATAAGGATCGACTATATTATCCCTGAGGAAACAATTTATTCTCTCCTCTTCGCATAGATCTAAAAATTCGATTATTAATTCAAATATGGGTTCGGGTTCTCGTCGTTTTCGGGTCTCGTCCAAAAAGTCTACTAACCTATTTTTTAAAATTTTAGAAATTTGTTGGTGTTTCTTACATTCCTCATACGCCGTTATACATGGATGCCACACATCCCCCAAGTCTGCAGAATAGTTGTACAGATGTTGAACTGCCTCTTCATAGTCATGCCTTCTTTCCGTGCAAAAATCCGCATAGAAATATCCAAATGGATCGCTATTATCACAGTTTTCAAACATGTAAGAATTAGGTGTTAATGTGGAAACAGTATTATACCTTTGAGGTTCAATAACATCAATTGATTGACGATTCTTTACTATATTTAAAACGTCACCCACTGTAAGAATTACTTCAGGGGGTAACTCTAAGAAAAACTTTCGTTCATCAACCACATGATCGGTGTGATCGGCAAAATATTTTCCGAATAATTTACCTATATTTTCTTTGTGCGATCTCGACATTTTCATAGAATAAGAAAATAATTAATTTTTAGTGTTTAAGGAAGATTCAATCACGTAACTAACGAACCGACTTTAGTCGGAGTGAGTTTATTATTTTTCTTTAGAACTATAATACAAAGTATTCTAAAGAAAATGACCGACACATTGTATTTCTACAAAGCGTATGTAGAAAAGGTATACGACGGCGACACCATTACCTGCACCATCGACTGCGGGTTTAATATGAGCATGAAAAACCAAAAGATTCGATTATATGGGATCAATTGCCCCGAACTCCGGGGGCCGGAGAAAGAAGCCGGGAAGGTGGCTCGGGACCAATTAAGAAACCAAATCCTTCACAAGAATATTCTTATCGAAACGTTTAAAGACAAAAAAGGGAAGTACGGCAGATACTTAGCCACTGTCTTCCTTGACAGTGTGAACATCAACGAATGGCTCGTCCAAAACGGCTACGCAGTAGTAGCCAAATATTGAAAAGTCTTAAAGAATGATTCAGATTTTAAATAAAAATGCAAGCCTTGGGTCGCTTTACCGTAAAATGGACCCAGAAAGGGACGATCCAATATAGCTGCTGGTTTTCGTTTACCCCCCACTATTTCAAGTGTATAAACGGAATCCGTTCCATTCAAATGGAAAGCCAGGAGGGTGACCGGGGCGTCCTCCTCTACGACGATTATTTATATTTTCCTTCGTCAGTAACCATCGATTCAGCAACTCTGTCCACTTTTATCACCCTACCTACCCCTTTTTTTGTAAAACAATATCTTGAAAACGATGACGCCTTAATTGCTACTGAAAAAATCAAGGTGTACAAGGAGGATCCTCGCGACCGGTTATAATACAAATTTGTCCCTATTATATTCCATTTCGAGAAGAAAGAGTATCAGACCTTTTCTTGGAGCGGGTGAAGAAAAGAAGGGCCTGACATCTCGTCCCCCATATTAATTTTATACCCGACCCACCGACCTTGATAGTTGGGGGGTCCAATGCGTTTAACAAACTGTTTTTTCATTTCTAATTTCCCTGGACAATCTTTCGAGTAGGAGGGGTGGTTCTCTTTATACCACGCCCGGAAAGTATTTTGAATGTCAGCCCACCGCACAATCGGAACCGGATCGACCCCCCTTACTTTTTCTAAGCATTCGTCGATAAACTGTTGATATACGTCGTTGCTCGTCTTGTACTGTTGAGTAGACAGTTTGACTTCCTTAGGTTCGATCAACCCGGTCTTCTTGTATTCTCCATACTTCTTTTTCAATTTCCACAACAACGGGGGCGCGAGCGAAGCAATGTCCAAGTGCCGGTCAGCCTGGAAATGGTTCTGGTTGCACTGCTCTTCAAAATCCCAGGGTGCATTTTCATCAAACCTCGACTGATAGTCAACGACTCGGACTCGGTACCACGTCGCCTCATCGTTTTCCGGAATCCTCGGCGGGTCGTTACATTGCATAAACAGAGTAAACATTGGCTTAATTTCTCCCCCCTTATCGTGAAGGGTCCGGGCAAAAAACGCGTCGTTCCCCGTCATCGCTTTGAGGACGCCGATGTTAAGGCTTTCGCCTTTCCCGATTTCGTGTAGCGTAACGATCCTGCGCCCCCGAACTCGGGCGAGTTCGGGGCGAGGCGAATTCGACGTGTTCCCCCGCCCTTTAATAATAAGTTCTCGGGGGAAGTTAATAGCATAGTCGCCAAACACCATTTCCAACAGTTCGATCGTCTTAGACTTCCCGCCGTTCGTGTCGCCCGTATTGACGATAAATTTTTTGTTCAAATTTCCACCTTCAAGACAAGAACACGCGACGTCTAGGAAGTAGTTTCGAATATTCGAGTTAGGAAAAACTTTTTCTAAAAAATCATCAATATCTTGAAGTTCCGGCGAGTCCGGAGCGTACTCCGTAAAGTGGATTCCACACGAAAAGGTAAGATAGTCGTCGGGGACGCCCGGCCGAAAAGTGTTGAGTTCTAAATCTAACACACCATTTTCGCACCCGAAAATCAGTTTGTTTTCATCGGCTTTTTTGAGAAACTCTTCGTCGTACAGCTGAAGCTGACACATTTTTACCAAGTTGCTGAGGAACCGAGTCGTTCCTAACTTTTCCATCACATGGGTACATTTTTTCTGGAGTTTTTGGATATTTTTCCGATCGTCGGTATCGGCTTCCGTAAACTTTTTGGTAAGGTCTGCAAGGTAGTCGTTGTACTCATTCATAACGGTTTCGGTGATCGCGATTCTGAGTCGAGTCGCGGCAGAATCTAGTTTCCAGCGGTGGTTCGAAAACTCGTACCAGAGGTTTTGAGAGGGGGAGGCACACACAAAGCGGTCTTTGAAAAGCTTTCCAACTACTTTCGAAATTTTGAGTTCGTTGGGCTGGAGGAGCCAGAGGCTTTCGCGCATTAAACACCGCGTATCGGTTTTTTGCCATTCCTTGAACTTCTGCGGGTTGTCGTTTTTGGAAAGCCAGAGGAGAGAACCGATCGTGATGTCGCCCAGTTTCATCGTGCTCCACTTGAGGGCGCATTCTCCTTCGACGTATTTGTCCGACCGTTTAGAAAACTCCTCCCACATGCAGAGAGCGTCCGGGTGCCCCTGCCCGATATTATAGAGGGCGTACCCGACAAACATCCAATCGTCGTGGTCTTCGGCACGATTCGGAGATAACATACCGAGAAAGTCTGCGTCGCGGACTAACCGCAAATCTTCGAGAATCCGAATTTCATCTTTTTCGGAGACTTCGACTATTTTCCGCTTCTTTTTTCGGAGATACGCGAGTTTGTTTTGACAAACGCTGTCGGTGAGCGGAACCGCTTCTTCGGCAGTTCGGATCGATAAAAAGGTAGGCAAATAATATATCGGACGACACTTCCGCCCGATCATTTCGACCTGAAACATTTTGTCAAGGTTGAGATTCTCGCCTTGGTCGTTAAGCGCGTAGGAGACTAGAAAAGGTTCTTTGTCGAGCGATTTCGACGAGCCGTACATCAACCAAGGATTTCGCGCAATACTGTCGCAGATCTTGTCAATCGCGGTTGATCCGGTTCCGTGGACGGTTTGAATGTCAGCAAAAAGATTGCTGTCCCGGATACGGGTCATTATTTTTCGCTGGAGGTATTCGCATGCCCAGGGCTCACACACGAAATGGGGGAAGTGGAGGTGGAAGCCGTCTTTGACGAAGTTTCCTTCGTATCGGGGGGTTTTCTTTTCTAGAACTACACACCATAAGTATTGTTCGTCGAAATTGTCTTTCCCTATTGCTTTGGTTATTTCGATTCGATAGAAGTCGGTGATGGTCTTGATCAGCGAAGTCGTGTACTGACGCTGCAGACCAAAGTCGCGACGGGTTTTGAAATCAAAGTCGGCACGGAGAGACGAGACGGGAGCAGGTTTTTCCGCAATGCAGACGGGAATCTTTTTTCCTACCACGTTTTGGTATAAAATGAAAAATTCGTTGAGATCGTCGGACCCGATGTAATATTTTCCAGGAGGGTCCATTGTTACATGAGTGTAAGGGAGACTTCGATCTATTACTTTAAAATGAGAGAGGAAGTTGTAAAACGCTCCCTCGTTCTCTTCACGTTTGTTATCCATCTGTCTTCTGTCGGTCAATATATTTTTTTGTGAATATTTTAAATCAATAATTTTATATATTTTAATTTTTTTTATATTTTAAGGTTCAATTTATTACTATTTAGAAATTAGTAAGGTTCCCCTTGTTTTAATGTTTTTACTTTTTCTTAAATACAATCGACCAACATTTTCGATAACACTGGTTTTCCACTGATTTAAAAGTTAATGGATCAGCGTCAATACTCTCGGTTTCGAGATGGTTAATACTCCCGAAAACTGCAATAAATTGAATAAACTGATTGAAGAACTCGAAAAAAAAACTGATTGCACCCCTTCTTTTTTTGACCGAATGCGACTGTCTTACTCTGTTGTGGGGTTAATTGGGTTCCCTCTTGTTGTTTTTGTGGTTCTTTTTATGGTTCGCCCCTCCTTTGTTCTTACGCAGACCAAAGATGGAGTTGTCCGAGATCGGAAAAAACTTATGCGGTGGACACTGGTTTGTGCTCTTGTTGGGTACGCTGCTGTTTACCTTTACGCTTGTTATACCTCTTCGCCTCCGGTGGTTTCTTTTTCGCCAGAAATTCTTAAGTCTTAATTTAAAATGTCAAACAGATATAGTATACTAAGTCAATGGCATACCGAAAACGAGACTACTTGTATCCAAAGAGTAGCGCTTATGGGGCTACCGTTTTGATAAAAAATCAACCTCCGCTTTTGCTCTCTGCCGATTCGGAATCAACGACAGTGTCGCATGAACAGATGTCCGACGAGTTTATGGATGTCTTTTGTGAAACTTTTTACGCGATACTTGATCTTGCAGAAAGTCAAGGGCTTCCCGTTCTTCAATTATGTCGTGTTCCAAATTTTATAGATTTTGTGAAAAATAATAAAATATTTAATGAATTCAAAAAAAGGTAGAAAACTATCTCTTTCTTATTAAATAAAATGGGAAACCTGCAGTCTGATAACCAAGGAGTTTGGTGGGGGTGGTGGGTTTTAGTTATTATTATTGGTGTATATTTCGTGTGTGCCAGTACTCCTAACCGTAATAGAACTAAGCCAGTGCCTATCCATACAACTGAAGCGGCTATAATTCCTGAAAGATTTCGTAATCCAACCGAATTTCCAACTGAATTTCCAACCGAATTTCCAACTGAATTTCCAACCGAATTTCCAACTGAATTTCCAACCGAATTTCCAACCGAATTTCCAACTGAATTTCCAACTGAATTTCCAACTGAATTTCCAACTGAATTTCCAACTGAATTTCCAACTGAATTTCCAACCGAATTTCCAACTGAAGAGCCTGGAGGGTATCCAGACGCACTCGATCCGTTATTTAGAAAAGCGCAATCGCAAAAGTTAGCAGCGTGTTACGCCCAATGTCATAGTATAGACCCTCTCTATTTTTATTATAATCCTTGAAAATGGTTACTATAACTGATCGATCGTAACAATACATTCAAAAAGAATAAATTAACGCCATTTCTTCTTTTTATAAAGAAGAAATCCTACATTTTGCTCCTTATGACTGGCAGGTCGAAGAAGCGAACCATTTCCGATTACACCACCATGTATTTAGATCACGACAAGGGTATGCTAATCATATAAATTAATCAAATCTTTTGCTGCCCATATTTCAACAGTATTATCAGGAAGTTTCCTAATAATATTGTTAGGAATTTTTTTCTCTTTAAGTTCTTGAAGAGCAATCTCAAGATGATTGATAGTATTTATAACCACTTCAATTTGAGGTTGTTTTCCAATACTCAATTGTTGTGCACGAATGCTGATTACTTTGGTTCGTTCGTATCTCGTCAAATAAGGAGAAGTTTTTTTCTGTTCCATTTATTCTTATCCTAGAACATCTTAATATTACTTTTCATTTTTAATACGAGGAATTTTTTTAATGGTTTGAAATGTTGCGCCTCGTTTAGTATACCACCGTTTTCTTATTTTCCAATGTTTGTCCAGCGTTTTATTTGCATCGACGATGTCCAACACAATATTACGATTCGTTCGAATGCGTCCTTCAAACTGACGAACATCTTTCACATCGAAAGCCAAAATAAGCATGGTAAAGTTGGAGTTGTCGAACCCGACTCCGGCTTTTTGTGCACTCGCGACCAAGACACGGGCTTTGGGGTCATACGTCTGTGTCGTTCCGCAAAAAATATCGGCGCTGTCGTCTCTTTTGCAAAGCCCCTCATAAATTTCTTCGGCTTGAGCAATCCGCCCGCATAAAATTAAAATAACTTTGTTTTTGTAGGCTTGGGCGAGATCAACAATCAATTGATTGCGCTTCGCGTTGTAAGCGAGTGAATTCTGGACGCGAGACCAGTTAAGAATCGTTTTTCCCCGAACCAGGGTGTATTCAATATCGGGTTTAAAACGAGTCAAGAATTGAACGACAAGGAATTCTTTGATATGGGAACGCACAATATAATCCTGAGGGGAACCAAAATAAGGTTTAAACATTGTATCAAGCTTGTCGGCACGTTCAGGCGTAGCTGTTAGTCCAAGAAGGTATTTCGGAGGCGGAAGTTTAAGAAGACAATTGGCAAACGCCGAGACCGTAGCTACATGGGCTTCATCGATAATAATCAACCCGATTCCATCAAAAATTTCAGGGTGCAACGCCACGAGTTTAATGGCCCGTTTTATGCCACAAATATAAACGTCGGCATCCGAAGAAGGAGTACTGCTCTGGTTTAGATTCTCCACGACTGCCGAAGTAAACTCGCTAAACCCCTTGCACCATTGCCCGATCACAACGCGTAGATGACATAGAACCAATGTTTTCATTTTCAACACGGTTGACATATGAATGGCAGTAACCGTTTTACCCCATCCAGTAGCTAGATTAAGCAAAACGCTTCTTGTCTGAGCGAGTCGGTCCAACGCTTCCCGAGCGACTTTTATTTGATCTCGATACCCTTTGGGGTCGGTTGTTTTAGTGTATAGTTCCCCCCGAAATTCGATTTTGATTGTAGGGTAGACAAAATCGTCATTGGGCGGAGTTTCGTAAAACTCGTTCCAGAGTCCCAAAGGAACCAATACCGTTTTTGTTTTTTCATCAATCCGAAAGCAATAATGGGTAGGGGGAGTCGGCTCGTACTCGGTAGGTTTCATCCGAATTGTACACATTTCTCGGACCTGTTTTTTAAACGCCGTATCTAAATCGCTAAACGGAATTTTAAAACACATTATGTATACTATAAAGTTTTTATTCACTAAATCTTTTTAGTATACATAATATATAATATGATTCAAGAAAACCCAGAAGCAAAGGTTGAAGACATCCTTAAGTATCAGACCCATCCCACCCCTTACTGCAAAAAAATATATTTTGACACGATAAAATGTGGTAAACAAAAAAGCAGCCAAGGGTCCACGATTCAATGGGGGTTACATCCATTGCCTAACCAGTCAGGCTATCTATTCCAATATGTAGATATTAAACAACCCTTAGCAAAAATAAAAGGCCAGAAGCAGGAGTACTACACCTGGCAGGATTATACCGAAGTTTGGAAGGTATATTCAAATAATCAAATTCAATACAGCGGGATTGACCATTTTTGTGTCCCGATTTGCGAATTAAAAAAAACTGATCGCTCTCATGACCTCTATGTTAATGAGGACGGATG